CAGAGATTTTAAAAAGTACATAAAAATTTTGCATAAAACCTTCAAACTGATGCAATATAAATATATCAATTTGAAGGTTATGCTTTTGCCCAAAAGATGGCAGATATTAATTTTGATATTTGCTTATTCCTATGAGTTCAAGACATATTGACATACAAAAAACTTTCTGTATAATACATATAAGAAAACATTTAAAATGATGTTTTAAGTATTATTACATAACTTTAAATTTGTTTCGTGTACAATGACTTAATCTGCTGCAGTGCCAGCTGCAAAAGTTTTATTTGAAGTTATCCAGATATTTGCTGATGTCCAATAGAATGATTCTACATATTGTTCATGTTGAATAGTGTTGCTTATTAAAATTAATGACCTGTACAAAGCACCAGAAAAGAACATATAACACGAGGCAAAAATAAAGGAGATTATAAGATGGAAAAAATATTAACTTTTGACTGTTATGGAACATTGATTGACACATCACCGATTTACAATGCTGTTGAAGTTATTGCAGAAAAACATGGGCTTGACGGAAAAACTGCAAGGAATATTTTTACAAATTATGAAGATAGGCTAATGTCCGTTGAAAATTATATTCCATATAATGAGGTAATTTTTCAAGCATTGGAATACTGCGATTTGGAGATGGTATGTGATGTATTTCACAAAAACTACGAGCAAATTTTGTCGGTCCATGAAAATATCAAACCATTTCCGGATGTTCTTGAGGCTTTACACACATTAAAAGAAAATGGATATCAACTGGAATTAATGTCAAATTCAGGATATTCTATTATGCAGTATAACTTGAAAGCGCTTGACAATATTTTTGATAAAGTTATTTTGGCCCAAGACACACATGTGTATAAGCCGCAACTTGCATTTTTTGAGTATGCCGAAAAAGAATTGAATTTGAAAGAAAAGGAACATTGCCATATTGCCAAAGGGTATTGGTGGGATATTGTTCCATGTTCTAAAATTGGATGGAAAAAAATATGGTTGAACAGAGATCATAAATCCGGGATGAAAAAGCATATGCCATATCAGGAAATTTATACTCTCGATGAACTGTTGAAAATATTATAAATAAACAAAGGGATTTCATTTTTTAGCGCGGTATAAATCACGATGATACTATCAAGTTCAATATGAGAGCAAAAAGCAATATAAATAATGGTGAAGTTATGAAACAATTAACAGTGAAAGAAAAATGGTTAAAGCAAGTACGTATAGAGCTTGAAAATTATACTTTTATACCTGATGTTCAATGGTATAATTTGAAAAAAAGAATACGATGTGTAAAGGTTAATAAAAACGAGTATTTTATAAAATCCGGAGATACTCCTGATAAAATGGCTTTCATTATACAGGGTATTTTTAGAATATTTTATTTGACTGAATCAGGAAACGACAATACTTTGGTTTTTAGGAATGAAAATAAATTTCTTTCTGCATATAGCTCGTTTTTAGAAAAGATTAAATCCAAATATTCGTTTCAAGCCTTAGAAGATAGTATTTTAATGTATGTTACTTTTGAAGACTATGTTGAACTATTATCGGAACATGTATGTTGGCAAGTTATAACTACAAAATATTCACAGATGCTATTTATTGAAAAAGAAAAAAGAGAAACAGAATTCCTTTGCGACAGCGCACTAACAAGGTATAATAATTTTATTAGAAATTTTCCCAATTTGGCTAATAGAATTCCCAAACACTATATTGCCTAATATCTTGGAATAACACCGGAAACATTAAGTAGAATACGAAAAATTGACTTAAATCAATGATTTCTCATATAGTTTAATATATATTTAAAGCTATAGTATACTCAAATAGCCTAAAACAACGCAAAAACGTTGCTTTCTGTCCTTATGGTCTATTGCAAAACATTAAATTTTAGCAAGATAAGTAACATATAAGTGACACTAAATTAGGTTTATATTATACAACAATTCTGTAATTCCCTTATGCGTATAAACCCCCTCTGTGATGTCACTTGTGGCATGTCCCATAATTTTTTTAGTTGCCGTTTTGTTTGCTCCGGCAGTGTCCATGAGCGAAGCGAAAGTATGCCGTCCGTCATGTGGCAAATGGTCCATATTCAAGTTTTTCATAAGTTTTTTGAAATGCTCTGCATATTTGTTATATGTCATTTTACTGCTGCTTTCTGTTATAAGGTACTTATTTTTAGTATTGTATCTTTTCTTAATAAATGGCAGCACTTTATTATTTATAGGTATCACTCTGTCTTTACCGGCTTTAGTTTTCATACCGGCGATAATATATTTTTCGCTTATATGAACATTTTCAACTTTTATACCTAACATTTCAGAAGGGCGCATTCCGGAATATATTAGTATTAATACAGTATCGGCATATGGTTCATAAAATACATTTTCAAAGAGCATTTGTATTTCCTTATCTGTAAAAGCCTTGTGGATATTAGATTGTTCTTTTGAGCCTATATCGACATATTTAGCATAGTTTTTTTGGCAGATGTCTAATTCCATAGCTATTTCAAAGAGCTGGTTTAAAAGCGTTTGAACATGGCTTTTTGACTGCCATTTACATGTCATCCCGTCAATTATTTTTTGCATTTGATATGTTTTTAGAGATTGCATAGCAATACTGTAAATCGGCTTTAAATGCTTATATGCAGCAGTATATACATTTATACCGCTTCGGGAAATCTTATTGAATCTACGCTTTTTAAATTCTTCCCACATGTCCGCTACTGTAACTCCGGCTAAATCTAAATCATAGGGATTCTTGTTATAGTCGGATAAAGCCTGCAAAGCCAATTCCTTTTTAGGATAGTAACCTATAAATTTATAAATTGGCTGACCTTCATTATTGTATCCGGCGGTAATCCTTGCAGCATAAGGATTGCGCCTCTTATTGCCGGATAGTTTATAAGCACTTCCATATCCGTTTGGGAGTCTCATAATTTCATCATCCTTTCATTTACACAAATTAAAAAAGATGATATAATATACCGTATCCGTTTGGTAGATTGCATATCATTCTTTCTACTATTGCCCTCTGCTGGTAACAGAGGGCGTTTTTATTTTTAAATACTATAAACAATATTTCCTTGCCTATAGTATTTTTTATATTTTTCTATGTAATATTTCAACCCATGTTTTTCGATAAAATGCTTTAAAGCATATTCTAAAAACTGTGGCGTTACTTCGAGTTCTTCGGCTGTATCATATAAATTGCAATTATTTTTCAAATATGTATCAGTTGTTTGATTACAGTCAAGCAACTTATCAACCGCCCAATTACGGGCGGTTTTTTCTTGCCTACGGTTGTCCATGTTGTTGTAATCAAGAATGTTTCCTGTAGTCATGTAAAAATGCCCCAGTTCCTCTGCAAGTACGCATTTCTTTTCGACTTGCGTAAGCTCTTTACGAATTACTATTATATTTTTAATTATAAGTCCATCGTAGTCGCTTAGATATCTTTCAACTACTTTTATATCATTTTTTTCACATTCAGATAATAAATCTTCATAGGTCAATACACATCACCTTATTTAATCATTATCATTCCCACCATATTTTTTGTAACATTCTTTTAATATTTCTAAATCATGTTTTTTGCCTTCTTCGGTAGCGCCTTTTCTTTCGTGCGCCGCGATAGGCATCAGGTAATCCTTATTGTTTTGTGCCTTAATACGTTTTATTTCTGTATCCAATGTGTTATTTACTGCTGTTTTACCAAAGATGTCAAGCTGCCGATATTTTTCTATAGCCATTTTTTCATCTTCATACAAAAAGTAATTATTTTTTTCTTTTGCATTATCATCAAAGTCATCTAAAGAACAATCAAGAGCTTTTGCAATAGCTTGGACTGTTTCAAGATTAGGGTTAGTTGTAACTCCTGAGCTGATTTTTTTTATAGTACTAATCGGTATTCCTGATTTTATTGACAGCTCTTTTAAAGTCATTTTCTTTAATTCTCTAAATTTTGATATTTTTTCAAGTCCCAATAGTATCTCCTCCTTGATAATAGTATAGCATTTATATGCCGCATGTCAAGAAAAAAAGTTCCTTTTATGGAACAAAATATTTCCAAAACCTATTGACAAGTATAATTATTGGTACTAAAATATACTCATAAGGTTCCTTTAACGGTACTAAAACATTAGGAGGTGACATATATGGGATACTATAAGGTACTTGAAGAAAAAATGGAAGAAAGAGGGACAAGGCAATCCGTTGTTGCTCGTAGACTTAATATTTCAGAAAGAACATTGCGTAACAAGCTAAACAGAAAAACTCCATTTACATGGGAACAAGTTTGTACAATACAACACGTGTTTTTCCCTGATATAAAAATAAATGAGCTATTTAAACCATCTGATAAAGACGCCAGCTAAGGAGGGATGAAAATGTGGGCAGTTATATTTGCAGGATTGTTTATGATGGCTTGTATAAAATGGGTAAAGTGGAAGATAGCAACATTATCTGCAACTTATTATTTGCAAACAAAAGGGTACAAGCCTCCAACTAGCAAAGAAATAGAGAAATGCACCCAAATGGTAGTAAGGAATATTATACACGATCTATTCCGTAGTGAACCTTGATAAGCTCTGAAATGATATTTGACGCAATTAATGAGATTGTATTTATGGAGACACAGCCTATTTTAAGTCCTACTGCTTTTGCCCCCTCCCAAATTTCATTTTTTCGGATTTTATCAAGGAACTCATGCCCATCATAAGTTATTGATAAATAATCTCCTTTTAGAGGGGAGCCATTAACAGAAGCTAAATTGATTTTAATATAATGCGCTTCATGAAGCTTTTGACTTGAATATATAACATCAGCTTTTGAAAAATATTGGAGATAGTGATTTTTCAAAAGACGGTTAAGAGGAACAGGTTTACAAACATATCTATCATCGAATTGCAATTCCTCTTCCATTGCTAAGAGTACTCCACGAGCACAATCGAGATTTAGTCTCATAAAACTCACTTCCTTTCTCTACAAACTCGGTACTGGCATACCTGTAAGGAAAGGATAACATGAAACGTCAAAATTTTCTATACAAAGGGATGATTAAATGGCAAAGTATTTTTACAAAGTACCGGAAGTAGCAAAATTGACCGGCATACCCGCACAAAAGATAAGGGTAAACATGCTTAACGGTAACTGGGACCTCGGCAGTGTTACCGAAGGCGAGGACAAGAAAACAGACTACATAATAACACCGTACAAGCTTTGGAAATGTTTAGGCATATGCATAGAAGATTATGTGCCGCCAGTCGGGCAGAGCAAAGATGTTGTAAATCTAATTGCCGCTGTACAGGAGAACACAGAATTGACAAGTAAATTGTATGAAATCTTTTGTTCTACTTGCAAAACGAGCGGTGTAAAAAGCATAGCACGGTAAGTTCCGCTTACATAAATGAAGGAGGCGAGAAAATGGAAATTAAAAATCTTAGCGAAACTGTTCAGCTTTCCATTAAAAAAATGAATGAAATGCTAAACAAAAAGGTACTTACTCCGGAAGAAATAAGCACCTTTAAGGTTTTAAGTAACTTTGTAGTAACAACTATTCATCTTGCGGAGCTTCGAAACCAATACGGCGCGCATGTTGGGCCTCGGCAGGTTTATCCACAGACGTCAACAAAAAATTAATTTGACTAACATGCTGAACTAATTGTGAATAGTGACCATTTACATATCCATAGAAGCAAATCAAATCTGTGTTGTAGTATCCAATATCAGTGATATATAAAAGAATAGATGTGCCAAAAGATGCAAGCTTAACAGCTATTTCGTGCTCATCATCGAGTTGTGATTCAAAATCATGAACCATTTCCATAATTTTTTTGTAAATAACACTTGCACGATGCGGGTCAATCGCATCATTCATATCAAATTTGGAAAACTCACTTTCAACTTTATTTTGCAGATTAATAGAGTCCGTTATTGAGTTGGCCATATGTACTCACTTCCTTTCTCTGATTACTCGGCGTTGGGAGCACCTGTAATTAAAGTATAGGACGGATTACATAAAACGGCAAGTCAAAGGGGGTGGTCATACAAAAGCAAGATGTGTAAAATGCGGATTAAGTTGGAACATAAGCATTACGCAGAAGGTGCCAAGAAAAGGTTATTTATGCCCGCATTGTACACGGCATAAGAAAAGGAGACACAGAAAAAGAAAGGAGTAAAAATGGAATTTATCGGAATGACAATAGTTGCTGTTTTTGCATTCTCAGGCTGGCTTTATGCAGATTACAAAAACGATAAATTAAGAGACAAAATAAAACAGCAGAGCCAAGAAAACAAATATGAAAAATACCGCCAATATTATAAAGGCTATGATGAAGGGTACAGCAAAGGTTATGATTATGGGTCTTTAACAAAGGCTATGAACAAAGAAATAATAAATTTTATTAAGGAGGGAAAATAAAAATGAACCAAGTTAAAAAAAGACTGGGTAACCTATACCAGCTTCTTGAAACATTAAATGAAGACTACAGTGCAAACCAAGACTACATACTAAATCTTCAGTGGGCGATAACCGTCATAGAAACAATAGCTTCAAGACTATTTTTATAAAAACAGCCGCTTAGGGACGACAATCCCAAAAGCGGCACAGTAAAACATATCACTTTCAATATATCACGTAAACCGCAGAAAGGAAAGAGGAAAATGCAAAATGAAAAAGCTTATATAAAAATGGAACTTAAGGGGAAAAACCTTAAAACTGATATAGACGGAGATGCCGAAGTGCTTTTGAATATATGGGTTAAAGCACTCTTGAAAATAGCCAACGGTTCAAAAATAAGTATTGAAGATATGTCTTATTTTATCGGATATGCAGCTTATTGTTTGGGGATACCTGAGGAAGAACTGCAAACAATCGACTATTCAGATTACGAACAGGAGGAAAATGCAAAATGAAACTGATAGAACTTAAGCTTGAGAATTTTGCCGGCATACGGAGTGCGGATTTTAAGTTGAACGGACAGAGTGCCGGTATATACGGAGACAATGCCACAGGCAAGACGACTGTATTCAATGCAGTAACATGGCTGCTTTTCGGAAAATCAAGTACGGGAGCAAAGAACTTTACGCCAAAGACAAAAGGCCCTGACGGCGACCTTCACAACATGAGCCATTCGGCGGAAGGAACATTCAGTGTTGACGGTGGGCGTTTGGTAACACTTAAAAAAGTTTTTCATGAGAACTATAAAAAGAAACGCGGTTCTGCAGTTGAAGAGTTTGACGGCCACAGTATTGATTTTTACATAGATGGCGTTCCGGTCAAAGAAAAAGAGTATGAAACAACGATACTTACATTTTGCGGAGGCAGTGCGGAAAAGATGAAAATGCTGACCATGCCGAACTATTTTCCTGAAGAGATGACGTGGGACGCACGAAGAAAAATACTGCTTGAGATGTGTGGAGATGTTTCGGACGAAGATGTTATAAACAGCACAGCGGAGCTCAAAGAACTTACAAACTTTTTACTTATGCCCGGAACATCAAACCAATACTACACAGTTGACGAGTACAGGAAAAAGGCTGCGGCAAAGAAGTCTGACATTAACAAGCTCTTACTGGATATACCGGGAAGAGTTGATGAAGTAAAAAGAGCTATGCCGGATATAACAGGCATTGACATTAATGAGATTGATACAAATATTAATGAGCTCAATACTCAAAAAAGCTGTCTTGAAACTGAAAAAGCGCAGGCGCTTTCAGGCGATACCGCCGAAGTGGCAATAAGAAGCAGCATATCCGAAGCCAATGCAAAATTGGCGGAGGCGAGGGCGGCATATGCAAAGAATGTCAGCAGGCTTAATGAAGATACATATAACACAATCAGTATTTTAAAAAGTGAGCAAATCAAAGTTAAAAACCGTATTCAGGACAAGAAGTCAGATTTGGAAATGGCTCAAAAAGCACTTAATAGGCTTACTGAAAGCAGGAACAGCCTTTTAAGTGAATACAAAGCGGTACAGAAAGAAGAATGGGACGAGGAAAACGAGATATGCCCGACATGCAAAAGACCTTTGCCAAAAGAAGACATACAAAGGCTGCATGATGCCTTCAACCTTGAGAAAAGCAAACGCCTTGAGGAAATAAACCAAAAGGGAAGCAGTGAAGCCAGTAAAGAAATGGTTGCTGAAAAAGAGGAAAGCATTAGACAACTTAAGGCAGAAATTGAAAATGCTGAAAAGACCGTCGTAAACTACGAACAGGAAATTGAAGCCATGCAGGACAAGCTTATGACACCTGAACCGTTTGAAAGTACAAAAGAGTACATAAAACTTACTGAAAAGATAGCCTCTTACCGAAGCGAAGAAAGCGGCAAAGTCAAAATGCTTGAGAACATAGACTCTGACTATACAGCTAAAATTAAGGAATTAAGCGAAAAAATAAGAAAACAGGAAGAGCTTAAAACGCAAATTACTTTGTCAGAAAGACACAAAAAGCGTATTACTGAGCTTGAAATAATGGAAAGCCGGCTTTCACAGCAATATGAAGAAATAGAACACGGAGTTTATCTTTGTGAACTATTTATAAAAGCCAAGGTAAGCCTTTTGACAGAGAAGATAAACGGAAAGTTCAAAAATGTACGTTTCAGGCTCTTTCAGGAACAGGTTAACGGCGGTATAAAGGAAGACTGCGAAGTAATGATACCGGACGAAAAAGGAAGAATGGTACCTTTTACATTTGCCAATAACGCGGCCAGAATAAATGCCGGCTTAGAGATTATAAATACACTATCGTCTCACTGGGAATTGACTATGCCGGTATTTATAGACAACGCGGAAAGCGTAACCAGACTGCAGCATATAGAAGCTCAGGTAATTCGCCTTGTAGTATCGGAAGCAGATAAAAAACTTAGACTGGAGGCTGAATAATGGAGTACAAAGCAGAACAAATACATTGCGGTCAATACAAGCCATATGGAGATTGGTTTGAAAAATGGAAAATCACAACGGAAAATAAAAACAGTGAAGATGTTCTTCAGTATTGCTTTAAAAACTTATATAAACATGAAGTACCGCCTCATCACGAATGGAGCACAAATATTGCATATGGCCATGAAAGGTTTGATGATGCAAATTATTATTTCAGAGGATACTACGAACTTGACAAGACAGAAGACGGCTACATATTTACGATATGCGAACCTTTTGCAGACTAAAGGAGGATATTTTTAATGACAGCACAAAAAGACAAAAAAGACAAAAATGACAAGGCTTTGCAGCCTTCAGGAAATAAAGTACTTACAACAAGCGAACGTTTTACAAATCAGGTGCTCAAAGAATTCGGAAGCAATATATCCGGTGCCATTCAGGTAACCGATTATCAAAAGCAATTGATACAAGGGTACTTTATAGGGATAGACAGGGCACTGAAAATAGCGGAAGACGCAAGAGTCAGAAAAAACAACGGCAACAAAGACCATGAAAAGTACGATAATAACCTGCCTGTCGTATGGAACAATGTAAATCTTAACGACCTTGCCCTTGACGTAGTGCATTACGCCAGAATGGGTCTTGACATGATGCAGGGCAACCATATTTCACCTATTCCGTACAAGAACAACAAAACACAAAAGTATGATATTACGCTTATGCCGGGATACAACGGAATTCAGTACATAGCTGAAAAATATGCTGTTGAGCCTCCTGCAGCCGTAACTGTTGAGCTTGTGTATGACAGTGATACTTTCAAGCCTATAAAGAAAGACGCAAACAACAAAACTGAAAGTTATGAGTTTATTATAAACAACCCGTTTGACCGCGGCAGCATAGTCGGCGGATTTGGATACATAGAGTACACAGACACGGCAAAAAACGAGCTTATTATAATGACACTCAAGGATATTGAAAAGCGTAAACCGCGTTATGCGGCATCTGAATTTTGGGGCGGAAAAAAGACTGAATGGGTAGACGGTAAAAAAACAGAAACCGACTGTGAGGGTTGGTTTGAGGAAATGTGCCTGAAGACTATTAAACGTGAGGTCTACAGTGCAAAACATATACCAAGAGATCCAAAGAAAGTTGACGACAATTACCAATATATGAAACTGCGTGAGGCAAAATATGCCGAGATGGAAACTCAATCAGAGATTGACAGCAATGCAAACGCTGTCATTATAGACACCACTGAGATAAGCCCAAAAGAACCTGAAAAGCCAAGTATTGCTATGCAGGAAAGAGACACGATAGCCGAAACAGCCTCGGTTAAGGAGCCTTTAGCGGAGCCGAACTTCTAATGAAAATTAAAGTACTTGCATCCGGCAGCAGCGGAAACGCTTATATAATAAGCGACGGTAAAACAAGCCTGCTGCTGGACGCGGGTATTCCTATAAAGCAAATACAGGTTGGCTGTCAGTTCAGAGTGTCACAGTTGAAAGGCTGTTTTGTGTCACACTCTCACGGTGATCACAGCAAGTCAGTAAAAGACATAGCAAAACTTGGAGTTGATATTTATACATCACAGGGAACAATTGACGCCTGCGGCCTTACAGGACATCGTATTCACGCCGTAAAAGCATTGAGTGAGATAATAGCCGGTACATTTGAAGTTCTTCCGTTTGACGTACAGCACGATGCTCCGGAGCCTCTCGGTTTTCTATTCACTTCAAATGTGATAGGAGAAAAGCTGCTTTATTTTACTGATACATATTACATAAAATACAGGTTCAAGGGGCTTACGTATATCATGGCAGAATGCAACTATTCTAAAGAATGCCTGAGGCAAAGCGTAGAAAACGGCTATGTACCTGTAGAGCTTGTGCCGCGTCTTATAAAAAGCCATATGAGCCTTGAACACCTGACAGATATGCTTAAGGCAAATGACCTAAGCAACGTAAAACAAATATACCTGCTGCACCTTAGCAATAACAACAGCGATGCTGAACGCTTCAAGACGGCAGTACAGAAAGTTACGGGAAAAGAGGTATATGTTTGTTAAGAAATAATAAAAGGAAGGTGTTATAATGGCAGCTCCCATAAAGACAGGACTTGATTATTTTCCTTTTGATGTGGATTTGCTGTCTGACAGAAAACTACGCAGATGCAAACTTAAATACGGCTATACGGCGACCATGATATATATTGCCCTGCTGAGCATACTTTACAAAGACAAAGGCTATTACATAGACTATTCCGACAGACATAAAGATGATGTGGTGTGGGAAGTGCTTGAGTATATGCAGGGCAAATATCAGCCGGCGGCCGAAACTGTCACAGAGGTTATTGAGGATTTGGTGGCGTGTGAACTATTCAGCGGCGACCAGTTCAAATCCAAAACCATAACTTCAATTAGGGCGCAGAAGATATACTATCGTTCAACTGTTGACCGTAAGGCAGTGGATATTGACTTTGATAAATGGCTTTTGTCGGAAGATGAAATGAAAGCCATTTCAGAGAAAAGTGTAATTCTGCGCAATTTTATTAATTGGACAAATAATCCGATTAATCGGGCGAATAACGAGGTTAATCAGTCGATTAATCCGCAAAGTAAAGTAAAGGAAAGTAAAGTAAATAAAAGTAAAGAGATATGTGCTGACGCACCGCCGCGTACCCGTACAAAGAGATTTGTACAGCCTGCAGCCGAAGAAGTACAGGTCTATTGTTCTGAGCGTAAGAACGGTATTGACGCACAGAGGTTTATTGATTATTACACATCAAACGGCTGGATGGTTGGGAAAAATCCAATGAAGGACTGGAAAGCCGCAGTACGAACATGGGAAAGAAACGGAATATCGGGGACTTCATCAGGAACAGCTAAACCAAAGCAAAACAGTTTTAACAGCTACTCCCAAAGGCAGTATGACTATGCGGCAATTGAAAAAAAGATACGTGAGGAAATGTAGGAGGGATGATATATGCCGAATAGATATGGACATGCTACGGAGGCGGAAACACAAACGGCATTGTTCCAGTGGGCGTCGTATTATCCGGAGCTTAAGTTTATGTTTGCAGTGCCGAACGGCGGCAGCCGAAACGCTATTGAAGCACATAACCTTAAGCTGCAGGGTGTAAAAAGCGGCGTGCCGGATATATGCCTTCCGCTTCCCAAAGGTAAATATCATGGGCTTTACATAGAACTGAAAGTTGAAAAGAATAAAACATCTAAAAATCAAAACGAATGGCTTATATATCTTGAAAATGCAGGATATAAAGCCGCCGTGTGTTATGGATTTGAAGAAGCTCAAAAAACTATATTGGAATACTTGAAAGTGAAATCGGGGGCTTAAGCATGAGATTTGTCAAAGACGGAATTGAGTATGTAACGGGTATGGATGCAGTCGAGGAATTTTATGTATCAAATTCAAGCTGTCTGGCATCTTACCGCAGATATGGCATGCCGTTTTATATATTTGATAAGGCAACCAAGAGAAGATACAAACTGCGTAAAGAGAAGTATTTTTATCCGGTCAGGAAATGCCGGAAATGGTTTGCCGGAGAAGAATAAAAAATAACCAAGAGAGGAGTAAGAGGTTTGGTCGACCGAAAACAGCTGTTTACTCCTGTGAAAAAAATGCAAACTAACATATTACAAGGTGATACGTTAAAAATCTTAAAAACATTGAAAAATGAATCTATAGATTGTTGCGTCACTTCTCCACCTTATTATGGCTTAAGGGATTATCTTAAGGGATTATGGAGTTAAAGGGCAAATAGGATTAGAGAACACACCTCAGGAATATATAGATAAATTAGTTTTAGTATTCAGGGAATTAAGAAGAGTTTTAAAGAAAACTGGGACATTTTGGTTAAATATTGGGGACAGCTATAGCGGAAGTAGTAAAGGATCTGCAAATTATCCTCAAAGCACAAAAAATTATTTACAGGCAACAAATAAAGGGATGATAGGGAAAAGCAAAACAACAAAAGTTAAATACGATACTAAAAGGAAGGAACTTTTGATGATACCTGCAAGACTTGCAATAGCATTATCGAAGGATGGCTGGTACATGAGGCAAGATATTATTTGGCATAAACCTAATCCTATGCCAGAAAGCGTAAAGGATAGATGTACAAAATCATATGAACATATATTTTTGCTTGCAAAATCACCGAAGTATTATTTTAATGCCGAAGCAATAAGCGAAGATGTAGCAGAAAGTACAATTAAAAGAATGAACCAAGACATTAAAAATCAAAAAGGTTCATATAGACAACCAGGAAAAACAAATGGACCAATGAAAGCCTGTGCTCCACGATATAGAGGAAATAAATATACAAAGGATCCTGAAACTTTTTATAGGACTAAATCAGGAGACATATATAAATACAAACCTAAAAGAAATAAAAGAGATGTATGGACAATATCAACAAGACCTTATAAAGGTGCACATTTTGCTACGTTCCCTATTGAATTACCCGAAACATGTTTACTTGCTGGCTGCCCTAACGGAGGAATAGCTATTGATATTTTTATGGGAAGCGGAACAACAGGAGTTGCAGCTAAAAAGTTAAACTTAGATTTTATAGGTATTGAACTTAATGAAAAATATTGTGAAATGGCAAAAAAAAGAATTAAAGGTTATTTATAAATCAAGAAAGGAGAACGAGTTGCCGGCGTAAAACTATAGTTTCTCCTACAATGAAAAATGAAAATATTAGTAGCTTGTGAAGAAAGCCAAGCGGTAACAATAGAGTTAAGAAAATTAGGCCACGAGGCTTATAGCTGTGATATAGAGCCATGTTCGGGAGGGCACCCGGAATGGCATATACAACAAGACGTATTGCCATTGCTTAATGGAAAATGCTATTTCTATACAGTTGATGGTACATACCATGATACAGTTGCAAAATGGCGTTGGGATATGATTATTGCTCATCCGCCATGCACATATTTGAGTAACGCAGCAACGAGAAGTTACTCTTTAAGAGTCACGCCTGCAGAAAAGGTTGTGTCACGATGGGAAGAAAGAGCGAAAGCCGCTATATTTTTTATGCGGTTTGTAGGGGCTGATTGTGACAAAATCGCAATAGAAAACCCTGTAGGTTTTATGAACACGGCATATAGAAAACCAGATTGCATTATTGAGCCTTACTTCTTTTCAGAAAAAATCGGGGACATGAACTATCAAACAAAGAAGACTTGCTTGTGGCTTAAAGGGTTACCGTTGTTGCAAAGGACAAATAATTTTGAAAAGCCAAAACCGATAAGGACATATATTACAGCTAATGGCAAGGTTAAGGGTGTCCAGTGGTGCGACAATCAAAGTGGCTCAAATCAAAAAGAGCGTGCAAAAAACAGAAGTAAAACCTTCAAGGGCATAGCAAAGGCCATGGCAGAACAATGGGCAAGTGAATGTAAATGAAAATATTAGATGCTTGTTGTGGCTCAAAAATGTTTTGGTTTGACAAAAACAACAAAGATACAATTTTTATGGATAGCAGAGAAATTCAAACAACTTTGTGCGACGGAAGAAAGCTTGAAATAAAACCTGACATTGTAGCTGATTTTAGAAATATACCGTTTCAAGAAAATACTTTTAATCTTGTAGTCTTTGACCCACCACATTTAATTAGAGCAGGTAAAAAATCTTGGCTTGCTGCAAAGTATGGAATTTTAGAAACAACATGGCAAGAAGATATTAAAAAAGGCTTTGAAGAATGTATGAGAGTTTTGAAATCAGACGGTGTGCTAATTTTTAAATGGAACGAAGAACAGATTAAACTTTCAGAAATATTAAAAGTGATTGGATATAAACCTTTGTTCGGAAATAAGAGGGCAAAAACACACTGGTTAGTATTTGTAAAAAGCACAGGGAGTGAGCGCAATGGAATTTAAGGACAGGCTTAGGCAGCTACGGAAAGAACGGAAAATGACACAGGGGGAACTTGGCAAAAAGCTCAATTACGGATATACGGCTATTTCTAATTACGAGGCCGGAAGAAATGAGCCGGGCATAAAAGAACTTATTGCTTTGGCTGATGTTTTTAATGTGTCAGTGGATTACCTTATCGGCCGTGTTGACTTGAAAACGAAGGCAAGCGATAAAATGACAAAATGCGGAAGCTGTATAAAATGTGACGTGTGCTATTTAGGAACAAACGATATTGAATGTCCTTATTTTGTAAGCAAGGACGTACAAGCCGAGAATGTTAAGAAAGGGTGATGAGTAAGTATGAAAAGATTAACTGAAAGAGATACAACTTATTGTGATTTTTGTGATAAGAAACAAATGTGCGGTGAAGACGGACAATCTGAATGCGACATTTACAGAATGTATGAGCAATTGAAAAAATATGAGAACGTCGGATATGCACCTGAGGAAATAGAAGACCTCATAACCTGTTTAGATGTTGACGGTGATGGGTTTAGTAATAAATCGGTTTTAGACGACTTAATTGAACTTATGCACTACAGAAAGAGAAATGACAATCGACAGAAAATAAAACGGATAGCCGACCATTATGGTTTTGAAGCTCAGTCAATGCAGCTTATTGAGGAAATGGCAGAGCTGACACAGGCTATCTGTAAAATAAAAAGATATAAGAATAGCGAAGGTTATGACAAATTAGAAGATTTATCAGAAAATTTATGTGAAGAAATGGCAGATGTGCGACTTGTATTAAAGCAGTGCATATATTTGTTTTCAGACAGCAGAGTAAATGAAATAGAGCAGTCAAAAATTGAAAGAACTTTATCAAGAATAGAAAGTGATAGTGGGGAAAAGCCTAAAATTTAACATAGGAGGGCAAGAAATGGGAACAAGTAATATATTTGTTAAGTTTACTAACGGGGCAGAAATAATTGTAAGCAAAGTATCAGATATAACATTAAACCAGCCAAATAATTGTTTTTGCTTAATTAAAAATGGAAGGAGTATATTTATACCTGCCAATCATGTTTTGTACATAGGTACAGAATTTGACATAAAAAGTTAAATATTTTAATAAACAAGATTTGATTGAGGAGGGCGACTAAATGAAGATAAAAATTAATCCACCGCTTATATTTTTTATATTTTGTTTTGTAATGGGGCTTATCGACATAATAATTGGTGATATTACTTATGCTTCATACATATTGATGTGGCTTGTGGCCTTAATTTCTATGCTGGGTGAAGCGGAATACTGCCACAGAGAAGACAATGGCATAACGATAACTTTAGAATTTCATAAGCCGCAAAATAAGAGGTGATACGGGTTTGGACAAAGCAATACTTGTTCAATATGCAGATATGCAGGAGGAAATAAAGGATATTAGGCGCAGGATAGAAAAAACGAAGAAACGGCTTAAAAAGATTAATTCCGAAGGCACTGTAATAGATTCCGTTACCGGTACAAGGAAAGACGGCACTATCGGCCACATAAAGATAGAAGGCTTTCCGTATCCGGAATATGAAAGAAATTCAGCGAGATTGAATTTGTACATATCTCAATTGTGCCATGTCGAGGGAGAGCTTTTAGAGCTCACAAATCAGGCCGAGGAATACATAAGTTCGATTGAAGACAGCAGGATGAGAAGAATTATTCAATATAGAGTTATTGATAGTTTGTCTTGGTATGAAGTAGCTGATAAGATTGGTGGCAAAGCTACAAGCGAAAGCTGCAGAAAATACTTTGACAGATTTTTAGAAAAATTATGAAATGTCCTACATGTCCTATTCAAATATAGTATAGTTATATTATGAAAGTTTGTGATAAAGGCAGTAAGGTTTTTCATTTGTACCTCCTTTCGTTTAAGGACACCGTCATGGCAGGCGGTGCCCTTTTTGTGTGGAGGAAAAGAAAGGGGTGACATTATGACCGAAAAACAAAAACGTTTTGCAGATGAATATATAATCGACCTTAATGCCACCAGAGCATATAAGGCGGCATATCCAAGTGTAAAGAAGGATGAAGCAGCAAGGGCTAATGCTTCTAAATTGCTAACAAAAGCTAACGTCAAAAAGTACGTTGATGAGCAGCTTAAAAAGATGAATGACCGCAAAATAGCCAAGGCGCAGGAAGTTATGCAGTATCTCAGCAAGGTTATGAGAGGCAAGGAAAAAGAAGAGGTGCCTATACTTTGCGGCGACGGCTGTCAGGAGCTTGTCAAGAAAGATATCGGAGCAAAAGACAGGATTAAGGCTGCTGAGCTTCTCGGCAAACGCTACAGTCTGTTTACCGATAACGTTAAGCTTGACGGTCCGGCAATGGTTAAGATTATAGACGATATAGGGGGCACGGATAATGCCGAAACTAAGTGACATAATATCGCCGGCATTTTACGATGCACACATTGATATAAAAAACAATAAACATACGCATTACTGGTTTAAGGGCGGCCGTGGTAGCACGAAGTCGTCCTTTATTTCTGTTGAAATAATACTCGGCATGATGAAAGACCATCTTGCAAACTGTGTTGCACTTCGTAAAGTCGGTATGAATTTAAAAGACAGCGTTTATGAACAGCTTTTATGGGCTATATCAGTGCTGGGGGTTGATATTTTTTGGCAGAGTAAGCTAAACCCATTAGAGCTTATATATATTCCTACCGGCCAGCGTATCATTTTCAGGGGTGCAGACAAACCAAAAAAAATAAAGTCTACAAAGTTCCGTCAGGGCTATTGCAAATATATTTGGTATGAAGAAGTTGACGAGTTTACAGGCATGGAAGAAATAAGGACAATAAACCAAAGTTTAATGCGTGGTGGCGAAAGCATGGTTTTTTATTCTTACAATCCGCCGAAAAGCCAAAGAAACTGGGTAAATGAGGAGATATTAAAAGACAGAACTGACAGACTTGTGCACCACAGCACATACTTGACTGTTCCGCGCAAATGGCTTGGGAAGCAATTCTTTGTTGAGGCTGAACATCTTAAAAAGATTAACGAGCTGGCTTATAAGCATGAGTACCTCGGAGAAGTTACCGGCACAGGCGGCGAGGTATTTACAAACCTCAAAACACGAACGATTACGGATGAAGAAATAAACTGTTTCGACCATATATCGCGCGGCCTTGACTGGGGATACGCAAGCGACCCGTTTCACTATACGGTTAATCACTACGATAAAACACGTCGGAGACTTTATATTTTCTACGAGATACAGCTTGTAGGATTGTCAAACAGAAAAGCGGCCTCAATGATAAAGGCGGAAAACAAAGCAAACAGTGTGATTGTATGTGACAGTGCTGAGCCAAAGAGTATTGCCGAAATTAACAGCTACGGCATTAAAGCCATAGGGGCGAAGAAAGGCCCGGACAGTGTGGAATACGGCGTCAAGTGGCTTCAGGATTTGGAGCAGATAATAATAGATCCTATACGGTGCCCGAAGACGGCAAAGGAATTTTTGGAGTATGCTCTTGAACCTGACGGAAACGATGGTTTTAAGGCCCGTTTCCCTGACAAGAACAATCACTCAATTGATGCTGTAAGGTATTCAAGAGAATTTAATATGAGGAATACGAAGGTGAGATAAATGTATTTAACACAGGCAGACATTATAAACGCCAAGCTGTCAGTAGCAGGACAGATGAACGAAAGCGACATAATCAAATACATACTTAACGAGGACAGTCTAAGCTCGCAAAAGAAGCATATGCAGGACGGCGAACGCTATTATGTCGGTGAACATGACACGCTTCAAAAGGATTACAGAACATCCCGGATATCGGAAACTCAGACCGATACTGACGGCAGCGAAACTGAGACTGTAAAGACATTCAGCAATCCAAACAGAAGCAATCATCACAATGTAAACGCCTTCCACCGGATACTTGTTGACCAAAAAACAAGCTTCATAGTCGGCCGTGAGCCGACGCTCAGTGTTGAAGGTGCAGAAAAAAACACAGAGCTTAAAGCATATGAGGACGTAATTACAAAATTTGCAGACGAGAACTTCAATGAGACATTGCAGGACTGGGTTACAGGCGCCAGTAACAAGGGTTTTGAGACGCTGCATGTCTATTATGACGATATGGGAAACCTTCAATACTGCATTGTTCCGGCTGAGGAGACAATACCTATTTTTGATACCAGCTATCAGAAGGAATTAGAACAGTTAATACGGTACTACGAGATTACTGTTATAAAATCCGGCCAGAAATACCGGAGGCGCAAAGTTGAGTGGTGGACAAAAACTGATGTAACCTACTATACAGAAAAAGAGCCGAACATATTTATAAAAGATACTGACGTACCTAATCCGTCGCCGCATTTTTGGGACATAAACCTTGTAAACGGCATGGAAAAGAAACGGGTACCGCATTCGTGGGGCAGAGTACCGTTTATAATACTTAAAAACAACAGGAATTCTACAACGGACTTGCAGCCGATAAAAGGCCTAATAGATGCCTACGACATGATATCAAGCGAAGGCACAAACAACTTTTTGGATTTGGTTGACTTGTACTGGGTAATACAGGGCTACGGCGGAGAAACAGCCGGAGCAATAGCAAAAAAGCTTCAGATAAATAAAGCCGTAAACATCTCCGACAACTCCGGAAGTGTGGAAGCAAAACAGGTGGAGCTTCCCGTTTCCGGAAGAATTGAATACTTGAAGATGCTTAACCGAGATATTTATAAATTTGGAATGGGTGTTGATATTGAAAACGATACTTTCGGTAATGCGCCAAGCGGCGTAAGCCTTAGATTTCACTACCAGCTATTAAGAGAAAAAGCTGAAAGTATGGCGGCGAAGCTCAAAAAGGCGATTAAAGAGTTCTTTTGGTTTATTACAGATGATTACAACAGACACAACGGCACTGCGTATGATAGCGGTTCTATAGACGTTACACTTAATTATTCACAGCCTATGAATGACGTCGAAACCGTAAACATGATTAATCAGTCAAAGGGTATTGTTTCAGATAAGACATTACTTGCACACCATCCGTTTGTTGATGATGTAAACGCAGAGCTTAAAGAGCTTGATGCACAGGAAAAAGAAAATATGGAGAAATACAGCACTTATCAACAAATAAATAAACAGCCAAACAACCAGCCTGATGAACCAGAAGGTGATAATAAGTGAAAAACGCCGAATACTGGAGGACCAGACAGGAAATTCTTCAAAATAACTTAATGAAAAAAGCTGATGACCTGATACCTGAGATTGAGGATAAATACCAAACAGCCATAAATGACATGGACAAAGAGATACAGTCTTTTTATGAACGTTTTGCCAAAAATGAGAGCCTCACAATAGCGGATGCCAGAAAAATACTCAACTCAGATGAACGAAAGCGTTTTCAAATGGATCTAAAGGAATACATAAAAAAGGGCGAGGAAAACGGCATATCGGCAGACTGGGAAAAGCAGCTTGAGTCTGCATCGGACATACACAGAATAGACCGCCTTAGGGCACTTCAAATGCAGATGCGTGAAAAGGTTGAGGAATTATCAGGATACAAACAAAAAGGGCTTGATAAGACTCTTGCTGACGTGTACAAAGAAGGCTATTATAAAAATATATTTGAGATACAAAAATATGTCGGTACCGGCAGTGCTTTTGCAGTGCTTGACCAAAAGAAGATTGATACCGTCCTTGCCAAGCCTTGGACGTATGACAATCAGACCTACTCAGATAAGATATGGCAGAACAGAGACAGGTTAAACTATGCCCTTGATAAGGCGCTTACACAGGGCATTATACGAGGTCAGGCGCCGGATAAGGTGTCACGTCAGATAGCAAAAGAGTTAAATATGGAATTAAGCAGTACTAAACGGTTGGTTCTTACGGAGTCGGCCGCTTTTTCGTCTATGGCATCACAGGACAGCTATAAAGAGCTTGGTGTTGAGAAGGTAGAGTATTTGACAACTCTTGATGATAAAACCTGTGAAATGTGTGCTCCAATGGACGGAAAAGTTTTTGACATGAAAGACTTTGAGATGAGTGTAAACGCTCCGCCGCTTCATCCTAACTGCCGGTGTACAACTGTGCCATATTTTAACGATGAGTTTACTCAAGATGAGAAACGAGCGGCAAGAGACAGCGAGGGCAAAAGCTATACAGTACCAGGGGACATGACTTATCGGCAGTGGAAAGAAAAATATGTTGATAATGCCAGTGAAAATGATATAATAAATTCAGGAGCATTGACTAACAGAAATGATCCTTATCAGGATAAGCGTGAAGCACATGCAAAATTATACTATAAAGAAGTAAGAAACAGCGACAAAGAATCAATTATAAAGACTATTGCGAAAAATACGGGCTTTGCCATAGATGAAATTTCAAAAATGTATGACCATGTGTTTGTAAATAAGTATAATCTTTCAAATGGATATGAGAGATTTTATCCGGATTATAATATGGCTGAATCTGTAAGAAGGCTTAGAGAGGGCAAAAACATACAAAAACATGACTTAACGTTGATAAATCATGAAAGTATGGAATACGATTTAATGAATAAAGAGAAAATGAATTACGTTCAGGCCCATAAATTAGCCGAAAAGAAATATAACTACAGTAAAGAACTTAATGAATTTTTGGATAAATTCAAACTATGGTAGGTGATGATAGGATGGTATTGTTTAAATTGATAGAAGATACTAAAGATTATGTCAGATATGAATATTTTCCTAATGGTGAAAAAGAATCAGGCGTCTTAAGATTAGATAAAAAAACAGGCGAGAGAATCATTGAAAATTTATCATCAATAGATAATCACAAAATATTTGCTTATAAAGCATTTAGTAAAATATTGAGTTATAAAGAAAATGGCATTTATGAAAAAAACGGAATGGTAGCTTGGTATTAAGAAACCACTTAGACAATTATGTTTAGGTGGTTTTTTAATGCTTATTTTTCAGGAGGTGACAAACATGTGCGGCATTTCATATAAATCACACTGAAAGGCGGTGGTCTTTTTATCTCGACTTTAGACACAGTCGTTAAACAAGTCTTATTTTTGTGGGGAAAAGAAAGGAGTAATAGATATGAAGTTAAGTTGGTTAAAAGACATAATCGGGGACAGTTACACAGATGAAATGGACAGTAAGGCAGCGGCAAAACTTGGCGAAAGTTATGTGTCAAAGGCGGATTATGACACTTTGAATACCGCTAAGGCAGACCTTGACAAGCAGATAAAGGCCCGTGACAAAGACATTGAGGCACTTAAAAAGTCAGCCGGCAGTGATACAGAACTTAGTGACAAATATCAAAAATTGCAGGATAAATACAAGCTGGATACAGATAGTTTAAATAAAAAGCTCAGTGATACGAAAAAGGATAATGCCATTAATATGGCTATTATGCAGGCAAAATGTAAAGACCAGGTTGGATTGAAAGCACATCTTGACATGGATAAGATAAGTCTTAAAGATGATGGCACACTTGAAGGTCTTGACATTGAGGCTGCGAAAAAATCATATCCACATTTATTTGATGTTGAGGAAATAAAAAACGTAAGTAACGGTTTTCATACAGGTGACCAAAAACAAACACCGGATGATGTTAATACACAGATAGCACAGGCTATGGGAATAAAAACTAATTGATTATGAGGGGGAATAAACAATGGCGAATGTATTAGAATATGCAACACTATTTCAAACAAACTTAGATTTACTTGCGGTTCAGACTCTTAAAACAGGGTTTATGGACGGAAACGCAGGACAGGTAAAATATACAGGTGGCGACGAGATTAAGGTGCCTAAACTTTCCGTTCAGGGGCTTGGAGACTATTCAAGGACAGATGGCTATGTAGACGGCAGCGTTACTCTTGCTTATCAAACACTTACAATGACGCAGGACAGAGGACGTAAGTTTTTACTTGATGCTATGGACGTAGATGAGTCAAACTTTATTGCAACAGCAAGTAATGTTATGGGAGAATTTCAGCGTACAAAATTAGTACCTGAGATTGATGCCTACCGTATTTCAAAGCTCGCTACGACAGCTATGGGTGTGGCTGATGATGCGCAGGTGGAGTACGGATATACAGTATCAACTGAAACAATCATTAGCAAAATCAAAACAGGAATTAAAAAAATTCGCGAGGCTGGGTATGACGGCGAGTTAGATATTCTTGCAACTTACGATGTTGTTGGCGCAGTAGAAGAAGCAGCACTGGTTAAGCTTACAGCAATGACCTTTTCTCAAGGCGGAATTAACACACAGGTACCTCAGATAGACGGCTGCCCTTTAATAGCAGTACCGAGTAATCGTATGTACACCGCAATTACTCTTTACGACGGAAAAACAAGCGGGCAGGAAGAAGGAGGCTATATAAAAGGTACAGCCGCAAAAGATATTAATTTCCTTGTTACAGCAAGGACATCACCTATAGCAGTTACAAAACAGGATACAATGCGTATCTTTACGCCTCAGACATATCAAGATGCCAACGCATGGAGTATGGACTATAGACGTTATCATGATATTTGGGTGCTTGATAACAAGAAAAACTCTGTTTACGCAAATATCAAGGACGCAAAAGCTTAAGAGAGGGTGTTTTAAATGTATCAGCTTAAGAAATTTAATGTCATAAAAATTACTGACAGTGAAGCCAAGAAGGATGAATATCTTTCAAAAGGTTATAAGCTCATAGAAGAGCAGGCTACAACAGAGGATAAGAAGGCTAAGAAAGCCGCAAAATCAGGCGGTGAGGACAATGGCACTGACGGAACAGGTTCAAAAGCTTAAAGCGCTTCTCGGTATTTCGGATACCGCAAAGGACGTACTTATTGAGTTTACAATTGATAAAGTATCGGAAATGATATGTAATTACTGTAATGTTTCCGAGGTACCTCAGGGCCTTTACAATACGATGTACAGCATGTGCATTGACATGTACCGTTCCGACCAGTTAGGGCAGGAGCAGGCGGAAGGCAGTGTAAAGGGCATAACCGAAGGGGACGTAAGTGTTTCCTTTGGTTCCGCCTCTGCTGTTTCGGATAATCCGGGTATGGCGTTTTTAAAGAACTATACCGGTCAGCTTAACAGGTACAGGAAGGCCGGGTGGTGACAATGGGAGTATTGTTTAACTTGGTAAAGAAGCATGTCGAGAATCTGTATGACAGCACTGTTCAGGTTATCGGATATACAACCGCCGAAGGGATTATAAACAACTCAATGGAAACGGTCTTATATGATGCTGTGCCATGCAGAATAAGCATTGAGAGCAGTCCAAACGGAATACAGACAGACAGCACGGACAACGTAAGCCAGACGATTAAACTATTCTGTTCGCCTGACTATAACATACCGGCGGGAAGCAAGATAGTTACGTCCGACAACACCGTTTTTATATCCTCAGGTATTCCGGCAAAGTACAAAAGCCATCAGGAAATAAACCTTGTAAGCGAGGTGAATAAAGCATGAGTATGAATGTAGATATATCACAGCTAAAGGCTTTCAGGGATAAGCTTCAAAAACTGGACTCACAGAAAATGAATAAATTTTCTGAAAGCGCTGTAAAAGAACTGGCGGCAAGGCTTTTAAGAAAAGTAAAATCAATAACGCCGACAAAAACGGGTGAACTTAAACGCAACTGGCAGGTAGGAGAAGTAAATAAAAACGGCGATATATATGAAATAGAAGTATTCAACCAAACTGAATATGCCGAGTATGTGGAATACGGCCACAGGCAGACTCCGGGTCGTTATGTTCCTGCAATAGGCAAAAGACTAAAAAATAACTGGGTTAAAGGAAAGTTCATGCTTACCATATCAACAAAAGAGCTTGAGGCCGATGCACCTAAAATAATCGAAAAGAAGCTGCAGCAATTTCTTGCGGAGGCGTTGAATGATTGAAAAAATAAAAACAGCCATAGCCAATGCAATCAGAACGGTTTATGGCACAGGTGAATACGAAATACACACAGAAGGTATAGAGCAGGGTTTTAAAGAACCTTGTTTTTTTATTACTCTTTTAACGCAGATACACACTCAGGAGCTGGGGACGCATTTTCAAAGGCAGTACAGTTTTGATGTAAGATTTCATCCGCAGCACCGCGATAAGGAACAAAGCGAGGCAGCTGCGGAGGAGCTGTACAGCCTGCTTGAATACATACAGGTTGATGACGGGTATCTGAGAGGCACAGGTATGCACAGCCAGACCACCGACGGTGTGCTTCATTTCTTTGTGGACTACAGCATAACCGGATATGTAAAGAACGATGATGAGTATATGGAGGGGGTAAGTTATATTGGCAAAGTCAAAAACGACTGATAAAGATATAAAGGTAACAATAAAACCGGATATTACATTTACGAAAACGCAGTTATTAAAAAGCCAAAGATTTAAGGATAGCAGGGATTTAATAAATGCGGTTTTCAAAGACGATAGAACATATACGGTTGATGAAGCTATTCAATTAACAGATGATTTCAAAAAGAGAGGAGTGAAATAAATGCTTGGCGGAGGAACATTTTTAACGCAAAACAAGGTGCTTCCGGGCAGTTACATAAACTTTGTAAGTGCATCGAGCGCCAATGCGAGCATAAGCGACAGGGGTTACTGTGCAATGGCAATGGAGCTTGACTGGGGCGTTGACGGTGAAATTTTCACAGTTGAAAGCGGGGATTTCCAGTCAGACAGCAAGATTATTTTTGGATACAGCTATACATCGGATAAGCTGAAAGGGCTTAGGGATTTATTCATAAATGCCAAAACTCTTTACTGCTATAGGCTTAACAGCGGTGTTAAGGCATCAAATACTTTTGGCACAGCCAAATACAGCGGTACAAGAGGCAATGACATAAAGATAGCGATTGCCGCAAATGTGGACGATACAAGCAAGTTTGATGTAACAACTTATTTTGACGGTACAGCGGTTGACACACAGACCGTATCCTCATCGGCAGAGCTTACAGACAATGACTTTGTTGTATTTGATAAAACTGCAACACTTGCAGCAACGGCAGCAGCACCTATGACAGGCGGCACAAACGGAGAAGTTACAGGAGACAGTTATCAGGCTTTTTTGGATAAACTTGAAAGCTACAGCTTTAATACTCTTGGCTGCTTAAGCACCGATGATACTGTGAAGAGCTTATTTGTGGCTTATACAAAACGTCTGCGCGATGAAATGGGCGTTAAATTCCAGACAGTGCTTTACAATGACGCCGCAGATTATGAGGGCATTATCAATCTTAAAAACGCTGTTACAGATGACGGCTGGGACGAAAGCTCTCTTGTATACTGGCTTACAGGTGCCGAGGCGTCATGTGCTGTTAATAAGAGCATTGAAAATAAAACCTATGACGGAGAGTTTACTGTAAATGCTGACTTCAAACAAACTCAACTTGAAGCAATGATTAAAGAAGGTTATTTTGTATTCCACAAAGCCGGTAATGATATTTGCACACTTGAAGACATAAACAGTTTTATATCAGCTACCGTCGACAAGAGTGCAGATTTTTCAAGCAATCAGGTAATTCGTGTACTTGACCAGATAGGCAACGACATTGCCGTGCTTTTCAATACTACATATTTAGGCAAAGTACAGAATAACGCCGCCGGAAGGCTTTCATTGTGGAATGAGATTGTGACATACAACAAGGAGTTACAGGACTTGCAGACTATAGAAAACTTTGAGTCTAAAGACGTTACTGTTGAACAGGGCAATGACAAAAAGAGCGTTGTCGTTACTAATCCGGTAACACCTGTATGTGCAATGAGTAAGCTCTATATGACTGTTATTGTTCAATGAGGAGGAATTATAAATGCCTAAAATATTAAATGCAAAAGACACTATATCAGGCAGTTTGGCTGAGTGCTATATAACAATAGACGATAACCGCTATAACTTTATGCAGGCAACCAAGGTCGAAGCCAAAATGGAGAAAAACAAGACTGAGGTTGCCATACTCGGCAAAACCGGCAAAGGAAACAAAGCAACCGGCTGGAAGGGCACCGGAAGTGCCACATTTCATTATAACCAGTCTATACTTAGAAGGTATCTTTATAAGTTTAAAGAAAGCGGAAAAGACATGTATTTTGACATGATGATAATAAACGAGGATCCGACAAGCAGTGCAGGAAGGCAGACAGTTATTTTGAAAGACTGCAATTTTGACGGCGGGATACTTGCCAAAATTGATACCGGGAGTGATACTCTTGATGAAGATATGGACTTCACATTTGAAGATTGGGAGATGCCGGAAGAATTTAATGAACTTACAGGAATGGAATAATAGGGGGCTAAGATATGGAAAATTTAAGTGCATTTTTAAAATCAAACAAAAAGAAAAAGGAACATTTGTTTTTAGCTGTATCAGACAGTTTTGCAGATGAAAAAGGAAAAACTATCAAGTGGGAAATACGTCCGCTGTCAGCTAAACGCGATGAAGGAATAAGAGAAACGTGTACTAAGATGGTACCTATCGCCGGTAAAAAAGCAGTGAAAGCACCGGAGCTTGACGTGGATGCTTATCTTGGAAAACTTGTAACTGCAAGTGTTGTTTATCCTAATCTTAACGATAAGGAGCTTCAGGACAGCTACGGCGTAATGTGTGCGGAGGAGCTTATTAAAGAGATGCTCTCACCGGGAGAATATCAGAATTTAACTTCCGAAATTCAAAAGTTAGACGGCTTTAATATAACGTTTGATGATAAAGTCGAAGAAGCAAAAAACTAATAACTGAGGGTGACCTTGAATCTAATTATGCGTATTACTGCTTGCATAAATTTCACTGGCCGCCCTCAAGATTTTTAAGCATGGACAGAGAAGAACAGGCCTTTATAGTTGCCGCTATAGATATAAAAAACAAAGATGACGAAGAGAAAATAAAAGAGATAGAACGCCAAGGAAAGTAGATTTTTTATAATTTGTGATGTATAATAAAAACAATTTAAAAAGAATTTATTTTCAGGGGTGATTATATGGGACTGTTTGGAAAGAAAAAAGAGACTGACAAGGGTAAAAAATTTGGTGGCCACTGGGGATTTGCTATTAAAGGAATTAATGGCTATGAAAAATATACATGGTCTGCTACTTTGTTTCCTGATGAGCTTGTAATGAAATGTATTACAAAAGGTGTAAAAGATACCGAACTTGCTTTAAAGATATCGAGTATACTTGACGCCCAATATAGCACTGACATAAGGACATTTACTCAAAGCAAAAGCAGCCTAACTAAAGGAATTGTAGGAGGAGCATTGTTTGGTGTACCCGGTGCTATAGTTGGCTCTTCTCCAAAAGTAAAAAACACAACAGAATTTCACGGTAATATTTTAATAGCATATAAATCTTCAGACGGGGAGACCAAGAACATAATTTTAACGGATAATACTGTAAATAGTTTTCAAGGTTCAAAACTTTGTGAGGCCATAAAAGAAAAAATGCCGAAGAAAGAACCACCTACCGGAAGAATAGAATTATAAGAGCAAAGCATTCACTTAGTGTGAGTGCTTTTTTAATACCAAAATTTAGGAAGGAGGCAGAACTAATGGCAACCATATATACAGCAATACAGCTTCAGGACAGAGTAACGCCGGTTATCTCAAACATGGTTACGGCTCTTAATCATGTAGTAAGCAGCTTTGAGAATGTTGAGAGAGCGTCAGGAAGAACTGTAAATCTTGCTTCATTAAACACCGCGCGGGAGTCACTTGCACAGGTTGACGTTGCAATAGAAGACATAAGAAACGACATATCACAGGCAGACCAAGCACAGAGAAGTCTTAACAGAGATTTCAGCGGCGGAGTCTCGCCGGCGGCAGGGCTGCTTAACAAAATTAAAGGCATAGCCGGAGTATATCTCGGCTTACAGGGGATTAAAAAAACTATAGGTTTTTTCAGCGGTTCTATACAAGCCGAAAATACCCAAATTGAAGCAGAAACAAAGCTCACGACTATAATGCGCCAGAGGATGGGCGCTACCGACAGCATGGTGCAGTCAGTTAAAAACTTTACGGCGGTACAGCAGAAAATAGGCGTTGTCGGTGATGAAGTGCAGATGGCAGGAGCACAGCAGCTTGCCACATTCTTAAATTCCGGCAAGGCACTAAAAACTTTGATACCGGCAATGAACAATCTTGCGGTACAGCAAAACGGCGTTGACGCCTCATCACAGGACCTTGTAAGCATAGGTAATATGATGGGAAAGGCTATGCAGGGGCAGACCACAACACTTGCAAGAGTTGGCATTACATTTAACGATGCGCAAGAAAAAGCTCTTAAATACGGCAATGAGGAACAAAGAGCGGCTGTCTTGGCACAGGTAATAACCGACAATGTAGGAAATATGAATCAGGTCATGGCACAGACGCCGGCAGGTGCTATTAAGCAAATTTCAAACGCATGGGGTGATATAAGAGAAACTGTCGGCGGAAAAGTTTATCCTGCAGTGCTTCAGTTCTTTAATACAATAAGCGCCAACATGGGTACTGCAAAACAAGTTATTTTACAGCTTGCAGGTGCTTTCAGTTTTATTACATATGCAATTTCAGGAGTTATAAGCATCTCGGCACAGGCGGCAAAGTTTATAAGCGATAACTGGTCGATAATCGGACCGGTAATTTTAACAGTTGTAACAATACTTGGACTTTATAAAGCGGCGGTATTGGCAAACATTATTGTCGAGGGGATAAGCAAAGCGGTTAAGATTGCCTCAACTATTGCAGGATACGCTCATACGCAACAAGTAACTGATGAAACTTTAAAGACTATTGGCATGACAGAAGCACAAGTTGCCTATAATGCTGCACTTTTTGCCTGTCCTATCACATGGATAATAATATCTATTATCGCAATTATTGCGGCTATTTACATAGTAATAGCAATTATAAACAAAGTAAAAGGCACATCAATAAGTGCCACGGGTGTTATATGCGGAGCTGTTAATGTAGCAATTCAGTTTGTTAAGAACTTAGGATTGACAGCGGCCAATATAGCGCTTGGAATTAATAACGCCATGAACGCCTTAGGTGATAACATCAAGGTAGCGTTCCACAATTCAATAAGTCATGTAAAAGGCTGGTGGTACGGACTGTTATCTACGGTTTTAACTGTAATAGACCAAATTTGTGCAAAACTTAATGAATTGCCTTTTGTTAAGTTTGACTATTCCGGTATTTCAGGCGAAGCAGAGAAATATGCTCAAAAAGCAAACGAAGCCGCAGGAAATATGTGGAAGTATGAGAACGTCAAAAAGATGTTTAATTCCGGCATGTCTACATTTGATACCTTTCAAAAGGGCTGGTCTTCCAATGCTTATAGTTCCGGAAACGATTTCGGCAAAGGTATAGAAGACAAGGTAAAAGGCTTGTTTGGCAGTAACGATTTTATTATTCCTGAAACGCCCGCTATGCCTAATATGTCAGATATTCCGAACTTGGGTGTAAACGGCGGCGGTGATGCAGGTACAAACTATGCAGCGCAGACAGCGGCTAACACCGGAAGTATGGCCAGCAGCATGAAGACCGATGATGACAACATGAAATATTTACGTAAAATGGCCGAGCGTGACATCGTTATGCGGTACGTAACACCAACTATAAATGTTGATATGTCAGGCATGAACAACACAGTTAAAAACGGCATGGACATTGACGGAGTTGTGGACCATTTGGCAAGAAAAACAAGTGAGGCCATGGCGGTTATGGCGGAGGGATGATAAATGTATGAGTTTTATTTAGGCGATTTACTGCTTCCTGTTGCACCGGAAAGCCTTCAAATTAAAATTAAAAACCAGAACAGCACTGTGACTTTGATTAATGAAAGTGAGTTTAACTTCATTAAAGCGCCGGGGCTTTCAGAGCTTAGTTTTGACATGCGTATTCCGGCGGTGAAATACCCGTTTGCCAACTATAACGGAGACCTGAAAAATCAAAAGTACTATCTTGACAAATTAAAAAAACTTAAAAATGACAAAAAGCCTTTCAGATTTATAGTAAACAGAGAAATGCCGGACGGCACAGGGCTTTATGACACAAATATCAGAGTAAGCCTTGAGGATTACACAATTAAGGAACAGGCAGGCGACGGTTTTGATATAACGGTCAGCATTACATTAAAGGAGTATAACGACATTAAAACTTCAGTGGTAAACATATCGGATGACGGTACGGCAACGGTTGAAAAACAGCGTGAAACCGATAATTCGCCGGAGCCTCAGGAAGATAAAAGCTACACAGTAAAATCTGGTGATACATTGTGGGCTTTGGCTAAGAAATTTTACGACGACGGAAGCAGATACGCGGATATAGCCAAAGCCAACTCAATATCAAACCCGAACAGGATATCCGTAGGGCAGAAAATAATTATTCCGGCTTTGTGAGGTGATTTTTATGGATATTAGTTTAATAATTGAAAATCCGCAGAAAAACAAAGTTTACGCGCCAGTTGTTGAAGAAGGAATAAAGTGGACCACCGGAAGAGAAGGAACGCCGGGACAGCTTGAATTTTCAGTAATAAAAGATAATATTATAGACTTTCAGGAAGGAAACAGGGTGGAGTTCAGAGTTGACGGCACGCCTGTTTTTTTAGGTTTTGTGTTTAAAAAATCGAGGAGCAAGGACGGTCTTATTTCGGTAACGGCATATGATCAGCTTAGATACTTTAAAAACAAAGACACATACCAGTATGAGAATAAGACGGCTTCACAGCTCTTAAAAAGAATTGCCAAAGATTTCAGCCTTTTTACCGGAGATGTCGATGACACAGGCTACATAATAGCCAGCCGCGTTGAGGATAATACTACTCTTTTTGACATGATGAAAAACGCTCTCGAACTGACGATGCAGAACACAAGAAAGATGTATGTACTTTATGATGATTTCGGAAAACTTGCTTTAAAAAACATAGGAAACATGAAAGTACCTGTTAAAATTGAGGAACAGACAGCACAGGATTTTAGCTATGAGACTTCAATAGACGGTGAGACCTACAACAAAGTCAAACTTCTTTATCAGGACAGCAATACACATGAGATGAAGATTTTCCCAAAACAAAGCGACGAGTCGATTAAACGGTGGGGCGTTCTGCAGTATTTTGACAAGATAAACGACATCTCAAACGGGCAGAATACGGCTGACATGATACTGGAATTATATAACAACAAAACACGCTCTATTTCAGTAAGCGGTGTATTTGGCGATTTAAGAGTAAGAGCCGGAAGTCAGGTTCCCGTGTTTTTAAACTTCGGCGACATTCTTACAAACAACTGGCTTATAGTTGAAAAGTGTACCCATACTTTTAAACAGTCTGAGCACACAATGGACTTAGAACTGACAGGCGGTGAGTACCTTGCTTAACAGTACAGATTTAGTAAAGGTAATACAAAATGTAGCAGTAAACGCGGTCAATAACTCAAAGCCTGTAAGTGTTGTGTTTGGAACGGTTAAAAGCGTTTCGCCTATTAATGTGTTTATTGACCAAAAACTTACTTTAAAAGAAAAGCAGCTTATAATACCGCAGTATTTGACAGACTACAAAACAAAAATAAGCTTTGACAATCCGGCCATAAAGCAGATATTTACTACATTTAACATGCAGGAAACCTCAGAAAGCAGCGAGTCAAAAATATCATTTAAGCAGCCGGCTGTAAAACATGAGATTACGGTTTACAATGCGCTTAAAGCCGGTGACAAGGTCATACTTATGCGGCTGGCCGGAGGTCAAAAATATTTAATTTTAGACAGGGCGGTGAGTGAATGATACCTGAAGGATTATCAACAACGAATATTACAGTAACCGCAAAGCCTTCAAAAACATATGGGCTTAATATAAACAAAGACTTTATAGCAGGCAAAAAAGACACAATAGAAGCTGTAAAACAAGCCGTCTATCTTATGCTTAATACAGAAAGATATGACTGGCTTATTTTTTCATGGAATTACGGCATAGAGCTTAAAGACTTATTTGGAAAGCCGATAAACTATGTCAAATCCGAATTAAAACGGCGTATAAAGGAAGCTCTCACGCAGGATGACCGTATAAGCGATGTGTCTGACTTTTCATTTGAGAAAACAGCAAGAAACACACTGAGTGTTAAATTTACGGTGACCTGTGATTACGGAGCGTTTGAAAGCGGGGTGAGTGTAAATGTTTGAAAGCTATACATACGATTATATATTAAATCAAATGCTGGCAAAGGTATCCGGCAGTGTGGATAAAAGGGAAGGAAGCGTTATATATGATGCTGTTGCTCCGGCAGCCGTGGAGCTCGCGCAGATGTATACAAGTCTTGATACAATCTTAAATGAGACCTTTGCGGATACTATGACAGGAGATTATCTCGACAAACGTGTCGCTGAAAGAGGGCTTGAACGTGAAGCGGCCACATATGCGGTTGTGAAAGGTATATTTGACACTGCTGTTCCTATAGGAAACAGGTTTAATCTTGACAGTTATAGCTATGCGGTCACGGAGCTTATAAGTGATGCGGACCACAGCTACAAACTTACCTGTGAAACAGCAGGGAACGAGCCGAACAGCTATACCGGAACCCTTGTGCCTATAGATTATGTGCAGGGGCTTACAAGTGCCGAGCTTACAGAGGTGCTTGTTCCCGGAGAAGATGAAGAAACAGACGACGACCTGCGCACACGGTATTTCAACAGCTTCGGCAATCAGTCTTTTGGCGGAAACAGGTCAGACTATAAAGAAAAAGTAGATGCCATTGACGGCGTAGGGGGCTGCAAGGCCTACAGAGCACCGGCAGGGGGCGGAAATGTAAGCATTGTAATTATATCAAGTGACTACGGTGTTCCTTCAGACAGTCTTGTTGAAAACGTTCAGACGGCTATAGATCCGGTAGTAAACAGCGGTGAGGGCTACGGTATAGCACCTTTTGGCCACAGAGTAATTGTATCGGCGGCAGGAAGCACGGCTATAAACATCACATGTAACATTACATACGCCTCCGGCTGGAGTGCTGACGATGCCAAGAGCTATATAGAGAACATAATAGACGCCTATCTTTTGGAGCTTAATAAGACTTGGGAAGACAGTACTATTGTTGTTCGTCTAAGCCAGATTGAGAGTAGACTTATAGAGTTTGAGGGTATTACAGATATAGAAAATCTGAAAATAAACGGTGCCGCAAGCAATCTTGTTATAGACGCAAATAACATACCCGTTAGGGGGACTGTAAATGGAAATTGAAAACTATATTCCTGACGTGCTTAAAAATGTGCGTGAGTTTATCTCACTGGCAGCGGCTGAAAATCCGGCACTTGAGAATGTTTCTGACGCCGTTGATACGGTTATGGCGGAACAGTTTGTAAAGACTGCCGATAAAGCCGGTGTAAAACGGTATGAGGCTATTGTAAAAATAACGCCTAAGGACAGCGACACACTGGATGAGCGTAAGTTTGCCATACTTGCAAAGTATAATGCCCGCCTTCCGTTTACTGAAAAGAGGGTAAACGAGATACTGGCAAGCCTGTGCGGAGAAGACGGCTACAGCTGCGATTTAAGCATAGCTGACCAGACATGCACTGTTAAGCTGGCGTTGATAAATAAGAAAATGAGAAGCACTGTAAGTGAGCGGCTGGATGAAATCCTGCCGCTTGATTTATATTTGTCTGTTGTCATTATGTACAATCAGCACCAGACATTTACAGGAATGACGCATGAACAAATGGCAGCTTATACACATCAGCAGCTAAGAGAGGAGGTTATGTAAATGGGTAACCAATTACGAGTTCAAAGGTTATATCATGAAGCAGAATTAATAAAAAAAGGGGGAGGCCATAAATGGCTACGAATACAACAAATTACAATTTAACAAAACCAGCACAGGATGATTTTTATAACGTAGACGACTTTAATAACAATGCCGACATAATTGACACACAGATGAAAGCCAACGCCGATAAAGCTGACGCGGCATTGCCGGCAAGTGATTTTACAGGTGCAAATGTACTTACTAAATTGGCGGCAGATAACAGCGTGGTTCCGGTGAAAAATGGGGGAACAGGTGCTAGCTCGTCAAGCAGTGCCTTAAGTAATCTTGGAGGGTTATCAAAATCCGGCGGAACAATGACTGGTGACCTCACTATAGGAGCCAATAGAGTTAAATATAATTCAGCAAGCAATACTTATATAGATTTATGGGAAAATGATAGTGAAGGACTGACTAAAACAAATAATGTAGACATCGGTTCTTGGCAGGGTGTTAGCTTTTCTAATACTTGTAGCACAGGTTCCGTAAGCAAAGGAAGCCCGGCTGTTTCGATAGGCACTCGAAACGGTAACATATATTTAGCCGGCGATATTTTTAACTCTGACGGGGAAAATTATGTTCAGTCACTTTTAACAGGAGGAGAGATAAGTGTGATTAAGAGTATACAGAGAGGAACAGTAAATCTTGAAGATGAGCAGTATTCTGCTACCGCTACAATTTCGGCTGTAGATACAAGCAAAGCAGTTATACATTTTTTAGGCGGTGTTTACGGGGCTGATACTTTGCAGTCTTTCGGAAGAATTGAACTAACAAATTCCACGACAGTTAGTGTTTATCGGTATGAGCGCAATTACACAGCGGCAGTAGGATTTGAAGTTATAGAATATCATTAAGGAGAGTGAAAAATAATGTTTTATGCGGAAGTAAACAGCAATAATATTTGTTCGGGTATTCTTGAAACACCAAATAAAATAACTAAGGATACTATGATACAAATTGACAGCTATGATACATCGCTTCTTGGTAAAAAGTATAACAACGGTACGTGGGAAGAAACAGAGAGCAAAG